ACGGTGACGGACGTGGATGTGCAGGACAGCGAGGACGGCACCCAGTATGTGATGACCGTCAAGCAGAAGGATAACCAGGGCGGCGAAAGCTCGAAGGAGGTGCGCTTTTCGAAGTACACCGACGACGACAAGGTGGTGGTGAACATTGACCTGACGGACAGCGGCGGCGCGGGACTTCCCTCGCAGCAGTATCTGGCACTGGGAAGCGGCTTTGTGGTGAAATACTCCGTGGGCGTGGGTACTGCCGGTGGCGGTACGGTGGACGGCTACAGCGACCTGAAAGCCCGCGTGATTGTGAAGCGCGGTTCGACTGTGATCAGTGAGTTCCAGGATGCGGAATTTGTGGGTGTGACAGCCGGACAGAGCTACACCTTTGACGCATCGCCCTACCTGAAGGATGCCACCGCCTATACCGTGCAGGTGGAGGCGCAGGCTACCTACCAGGGCGGCACGCTAATGAAGACAGCCACGGCCAAGGTGACCATGGTGGCCATGACGTTGGAGACGACTTACTCGGTGGGCAACGGACTGTCCGACGGCGGGTACCGGAATGACGTGAACATCCCCTTTACGGCCAAGGGTACGAGCGGCGAGAAGAACATCTACTACCGTGTGAACGGCGGCCAGGCTTTTACCCTCGGTCTTTCGGCCGGCAGCGGGGTGCAGCAGAAGAACGTGACTATCCCGCTGACGCAGATGCAGGAAGGTACGAACGTGGTGGAAGCTTACGCACAGCATGAGAACTCCGGTGTGGTGAGCCGGGTGCATTACATTACGCTGCTGAAGGCTGGCGGCGGTGTGACGGCCTATGCCGGCATGATGTTCAACCACCGCGCGGCAGGGTTCCAGCGAGAATGGAAACGCCCGGTGCTGGAGGCAGAGCAGTTCACGGCATGGAGCTTTTCGTATGCCGGTTATGACCGCGATGCGTACACGGCCCGCGTGAAAGTAACGAACCAGGGCAGTGTGGTGAAGGAAGACCTGCTGCAGCGCGGCGAGACCGGCAGCTACGGGCGGACGAATGTGAACGTGGAACCACTGGACTACCATGTGTCGTGCGGTGATGCCGTGCTTGAGGTGAAGGTGAACACGACATCGCACCCCGACATTGAAGCTACGCTGGCACCGGATGCCGTGTGTACGTTTGATGCCTTCGGGCGCAGCAACACGGAAAACAACCCGGCCAGCTGGGTGAGCGGTGACAAGCGCATGGAGTTCCGGGACGTGCTGTGGAGCGTGAACGAATACGGCGCAGGAAGCGGCTGGCACAAGGACCGCCTGCTGCTGGCCGGCGGTGCGGGCATGACCCTGACCGCCGACGGAGGGTACCGCCCATTCAATGAGGCGGACAAGCCCGAGGGTTTTGCCATCCGCGACGTGGGCATGACGTTGGAGATAGAATACAGCACGGCCAACGTGACTGACACCGACGCGGAGCTGATCACCTGTCTGGGCACCCTGCAAAACGGCAACCGTTACGGGCTGGTGGTGACCCCGGAGGAGGCGAAGTTCCTTACCGGCGTGGTGACGGAGGCGATGGATGCCGGTCAGGTCCTGCGCTATGAGGACTCGGTGGGTACGAAGTTTGAACCCGGTAAGAATATCCGTATCACTTACGTGTTCTACCCGGACGTGGAGACCAACGAGCAGCGGACGCTGATCGGCTTCTATGTGAACGGGGAGGAGTCGGCCGCCTCGAAGTGGCTGGACAAGGTGAGCTTCGACATCCGGAGCCAGCTGGAGTTTAAATCGGAGGGGGCTGACCTGAACGTGAAGAGCGTGCGCATCTATAACAAGGCGCTGACCTCGGACGAGGTGCTTAACAACTACATCGTGGACCGCAATCATCTGGAGGATGCCGACGGGGAACCGGGCGTGCGCTCGCTGGATGAGGACAACCGCGTGCTGAACGAGGGGGACACGGTGAGCATGGAGAAGCTGATGGGACTGATGAAGAAGCGGCGGAACTCGATCCTGGTACTGATAGGCACGGGCAGCGTGGGCAGTGAGGTGCCAAGCGAGAGTGACACGCTGAACGTGATGGACGCGCTGGCCCAGCTGAACAACAAGAAGGCCAACAAGCTGTGCCGGGAAGTTAGATTCTACAACGGTGAGAACCGGGCGCTGGACTGGATAGCCCGTGACATTTATCTGCGTATCCAGGGTACCAGTTCGGTGAACTATGCCCGCAAGAACCTGCGCTTCTACTTCCAGAAGACAGCCAGCGGTTACACGGCACGGATGAGCTACGGCGAGATAGACGGTAACGGGCAGCAGAGCAACCCGACAGCTACGGAGGGTAAGAAGAACCTGTTCCGACTGCGGGACAACTCGGTGGGGGCAAAACTCGCCTGTGCGAAGTGTGACTTTTCGGACTCCTCCATGACCACCAACACCGGTGGCGCGAAGTTCATCCATGACGGCATGAAGGAAATGGGCATCCTGACCCCTGCCCAGCAGTATGCCGCCGACCATGCGGATACGTGCAAGGAAGACATACGCTCGGCCATTGACGGCTTGCCCTGTGACCTGTTTGTGGCAAAGAGCGTGGATGAGGATCTGACCTACTACGGCCAGTACAACATGAACAACGAGAAGAGCGACAGCTACCCGATATTCGGCCAGGACAAGACCATCGGCGAAGAACAGTGGGGGACCGGCGATACGCTGAACTACCTGCAGGCGAACGGCGACCGGCCGAAGGAATACCTGCCCATCTGCATCGAGACGTTGAACAACTCGAACGACCTGTGCCTGTTCCGCTGGCTGCCGTCCACGGAGCCCGACCATACGGACTTCATGGATTTCAACTTTGACGGCGGTTTCGAGTTCAACCATCCGAAAGACGTGTTCTGGAACGATGGCGGAGGCGATGCCGAAGAAGAACCGAACATCAAGGAACACCTGGGCACCGGTGACAAGTACGACAAGATGTACAAGGCGCTTGACCGCATGATGAGTTTCCTCTATAAATGCGTGAAGGAAACGCCTGCCGGCAAGAATCTGGCCTATAACAAGGAGACGCACACCTTTGACGGGGTGGACTATGAGGATGACGGCAACAAGTTCCCGACGGCCAAATGGGTGAGCCCGACCTTCAAGGCGGAAGCCGGGAAGTATTTCAACCTTCCCAACCTGGCCGCCTACTACCTGTATGTACAGTTCAACCTGGGTGTGGACCAGCTGGCGAAAAACATGCTGGTGCGGACATGGGACGGCGTGATGTGGTGGATAACCTATTACGACGGTGACTGCCAGCTGGGTTCGGACAACAAGTCGTTCCTGACCGGGAAGTATGACGACAACCGGCAGACGAAGCGAGACGGGGCCTATGTGATGCAGGGACACAACAGCTGGCTGTGGAACCTGATACTGGGCAATATGGGCAATCTGCTGGAGGAAGTGATGACCAGGGGTGTGAACGGCGGTACCAGCTTCATGAGTGCCTTCAGCATCCAGAAGGCCGTTGACCATTTCGACACCGAGCAGATGAAGAAGTGGTGCAGCCGGCTGTACAACAAATCAGGCATCTTCAAGTATGTGTATCCGTTCCTGAACGAGATGCCGGTGGGTGCGGACGGCGCGAAACAGACCTACCCGCAGATCTACGGTCTGAAGGGTTCGTTAAAGGCGCACCGGAACTACTTCATCCAGCGCAGGTATGACCTGAAGCAGGTGGAGTACGGTTATGTCTCTACGCTGGGCGCCCAGTTCTACCAGAGTACGGCATCGCTGGACAAGGCATACAAACTGAAGCCGATGCAGTACCGGCTGACCATCCCGTACCGTGTGCAGCTTTCCACCAGCAACGGCGTGCAGGCCGACAGCGGCGTGGTGGATGCGGACGTGCTCCACTCCCTGCAGCTGGCCCGTGCCTTCGGTGAGAACGACCCGCTGAAGATTATCGGCGCGGCCAAAATCAAGGAGCTGGTGTGGCATGAGGACGCGTTCGCCATCGGATTCAATTTCGGCTTGCTTACCTCATTGGTTAAACTTGACATGAGCGTGGAGAAAGCCAGCGGTTATCGTAACGGTTCATTCATGGCCTCTACGAACGGTATGCTTCTTCTGGAAGAGCTTAATATGCGCAACAACCTGCTGGCACGGAATGGCGATAACGGCAACGTGACGACCTTGGACTTGAGCTGGCAGGGACGGTTGAAGAAGCTGGACGTGAGAGGCACGGGGCTTACCCGCGTGAAACTTGCCACCGGTGCGCCTGTTGTGCAGTTATGCTTGCCGGAAACGATAGAGGAACTGTTTCTGGAATATCTTCCCAGGTTGGCAGAGAGCGGATTGGTACTGGATGGCATCGGTAACGTGCGAGGCTACCGGTTCATGGGTTGTCCGGGCATTGACGGGTTTGCCATGCTGGAACGTCTTCATCAGGCCAAGTTGAACGGTAGCGGTAAACTGGAGCGTTTTGTCCTTGACATCGATATGGAGGATGACGGCAGGCTGCTCGGGAAATACTACGATTATGGTACCTATACCTCCACCGGAGCGATAGACAACCGTCATTCCGGATTGCGTGGCAGACTCCGCCTGACAAAGTACATGGAGGACGAAGAAGCGGACAGATACAGGGAGCGGTACCCTGAACTGGAGATCGTGCAACCGGCCTACAGTATCATCGAGTCGGACGAGAGCGTACCGGACGATGCCAATATCTCCAACCCGGACAACGAGACCGGCTATAAGTATGGAAATGCTTACGTCATGAATGCCCACGTAGTGGCGATCCTCAAGAAGCGCCACCGTGTGCTTGCCAAGGTGACGAAGAAACCCACGAGCCGTAAAGTGGAGATGGCGGGCCAGGCGGTCGACATCAACAATTTGGATGGTGAGATGACCTATTGTCCTTTGGATGATACCACCAGCAATAAATATTACGACGGAAGCGCTGCCAAACTTGACAGCAGCGAGGGCGACTGGATGATGTACGAGCCGTTCTTCTGGTCGAAAGGTATCAATGACTATCTGAACGAGAAATATTACAGTTGTTACAGTTCCAACGGCCCCGACGATATGCCTCCCATCCCCGAAGTAACCGTTTTGACACTGGATGATATAAAAGAGACCAAGGACGGCTACTTGGCGGAACGCAAACTACTGAGTGGCAAGCCCACGTTGAAGGATTCTTATAGCACGGACAAGACTTATTCGGTCTGCAAGGTGGATGTGCAAGGTTACAAGCGTGTGCGTTTTCCGAGTGTTCCCGGCACGGGTCTGGTCGGTAGTCTATTTGTTGACGGCTCCGGACACGTAGTCAAAACCATCGTGGTTCCAACGATCGGCTTGAAGTTCGAGGCCGGCATGTACTTGATATCGGATGTTCCGGAGGACGCCACGGCCTTGCACTTCTCGATCTTGAACACGGCCGAGTTCGACAAGGTCGTTCTTTCCAACTCCGACAAGATCGAGGATATGGAGCCCGATTGGGTGGCCAACGAGGAACATCTTTGCGCCGTGGTGGGTAGCAGTGTGGTGGGTAGCAAGTTGCGTTCATGCGTAACGGGTAATTCCACGACGGCCAGCATGAACTGGATCGACTTTCATTATTACTCGGTTCAGCGCGGTATGCAACAGATAGACGCGTTGATGCACTCCCGTATAGCGAACTTGTTTTACGCAAGATATGGCCGTCGTGACAGCCAGGAACAGTGCGGAGGCGGTCAGCATACGAACAATCGTATCACGGGCGGTACGGCGGGCTACGGCATGCAGGATACGATCGGTTATGATGAAGCGTATAAAATAAACGACAAGATCACGAATTCCATCGTGGACGGTTCTATCCACCAGTACGCTTGGTATCGTGGGCAGGACGAGTATGGTTCTCCGACCGTGACTCAGGTAAACAATATCAGTTGTCTGGGCTATGAGGATATCTACGGGCATAAGTACGACATGATGGACGGCGTAGATTTACCCAATGACAGCGCAAACCAGGGCAAGTGGCGTATCTGGATGCCGGACGGTACGACCCGTATGGTGAAAGGCAAGACCTCGAGCGACCAGTGGATAACGGGTGTCGCCCATGGCAAGTATATGGACGTGATACCAGTGGGAACCGCAAACGGTTCGTCCAGCACGTATTATTGCGATAAATACTACATATCTACCGCATCGAGCCGTGTGGTCTATCGCGGGTGCTACGATGCGTACG